TGATTCATCATTATACCCAAATACAGAACCTAAATCGAATAAAGCATCGGATTACAAGACCTCATCAAGTACTGGCATACCGAATTCAAGTGGTGAATCGGAACGAGATACAACAATGGGTGAATATTTTGAACCAACTCAAACTAATGCATTATTATTATATGAGGGTGATAAGATAATACAATCACGGTACGGCCAATCAATAAGATTTAGTGGGTATAATAACGAAGAAAAAAAGATATCACCAACAATAATCATACGAAACCGACAAAATGATAAATCATTATCAGAATTAAAACCATTTGATATAACAGAGGAAGATGTAAATCGTGATGGTTCATCAATAGTATTGAGCTCAAATAAATATCAATCATTGTTCCAACCTGGCACAATAGATGATGGTGGTAGTAGTGATTTTGATACAACTCCTGATAATTTTTTGGATTATCCATCTGAATTAGATGGTGATCAGATTATAATAAATACTGATAGAATTATATTATCTGCTCGAGCAGGTGAAATGATTTTCTATTCAAAAGGAAATTGGGGATTTATTTCGGATGGATTCATGTCAATTGATAATGGTGAAGCTGGTGCATATCTCAACTTTAATGGTGAATTTACATTAAACACAAATGATAATGACATGTATTTTCTTGGTGGAAGTGGAAAGATATATTTGAATATAGAATCTGATTCCGAGCCACTTATACGTGGAGAAACACTTAAAGGACTATTAGAAGAATTAATTGATGCCATAAATAAACAAGTATATTCAACACCAGCAGGGCCTACTTCGGTTGGGCCGATTAACGCCCCTGTATTTGAAAGTATTAAGGCTAAATTACAAACAATGTTGTCAACCTTAAATTTTACTGAATAATGTCATATTCTCTTTTCAAAACTAATATGAAATCAATGATGGATGATCCAGATAGTATCGGGAATTTCCAACAATTCGGTAAGAAATTAACAGACGAATATGATTTGTTAATTAAACGTGGATTTCAAAGTCAAATAGATTCTGTACCAATCGGTTCAGCAAATAAACCAGCTATGGAACAGTTGGTAAATTTAGCGTTAATGGCTATGTTACAACAAAAAGAGGGTGAACATAGTATAGTATTTGAAATCGGTAAAGGTATCATTATGTATTGGACGGGTGCTTCATTAAGTAGTATGCCACCACCAATAACACCAGCTATTGGATCTATTGTGAACGTATCAACCGTATCAGCTCCTGTTCTAAATTCAGGTACATTTCCAAATTTAGGGCCGAATTCACCAACGGAAGATACCGCTGATTTAATAGATAATTTAATTGATGCTATCACCATTCATTTAACAACAATCACAGGATTATATAACACTATATCACTATATCCAGCTGTACCAACACCCACACCAGCTCCAGGTGTCCTGCCGTGGACTGGATTTACCATCCCGTAACACATTAATTATGGTGTAATAGTAAAAATATATAAATGATATATTTATACTTAGACAACAAATTATAATGTAAAATGGACGTAAGAAAATTAAGAAAACTTATTGAACGAGTAGTTGCTAAGGAAGTTAAAAAACAATTACCTATACTACTTGAACAAATGGGCACAGCTCATTCAAATAAGAGATTAACTGAAGTTGATGAGGTTGAGGTGGATCCGTTTAAATTAGCCAATGCTGTATTAGAACAAGACAGAGGCGTTGTGAATTCCACATCACCACCAAATGTTAAAATGAAACGATTAAGTTCAAATCCAATGTTAAATGAGATTTTGAACGAAACAACACCATTTAATATGACACCAATGGATTCAGCAATACCAGTTGATTCGGATGATAAAACTGTAAATTTTGATACAAATATAGCTGAAAGCGGTATTGATGGTCTTAAAGCTCAAATGGCACAAAAAATGGGATATGGTGATGTAGCACCTATTAATACACCAGAAAATAGTGGTATGGGTGTTACAACTGGATTATCGGGATTGGATAGAATATTAAACCGAGATAATTCAGAACTTGTTAAACGGTTCAAAACACGATAAAGGAGATTGATTTATGTCATATGAGATAGGTTCGAAACTAGTAAAAGATACGGTTGAATTTAATAATTATGCGTATGGTATTGTGTTACCCGTTCAACGTGGTAATACTGGATATTTTAAACAAGCATTTACTTCGTATGATCAGGCACGTGCAAACTTATTGAATTTATTATCTACAAAACGTGGTGAACGAGTAATGCAACCATTATTTGGAACAGGACTCCATTCAATATTATTTGAACCAATGGATGATGCATTTGAACAAAAATTACAAGATACTATAATCGAGAGTGTTAACTACTGGTTACCATATATCACGGTTAAAGATATAGATGTTGATATGACGGATGTAATGAAAGATAATTATACATCAAATTTGAAAATTGGATTCACGGTCGGTACAGATATAACATTACAAGAAATAACATTTACAATACAAGGATAACAAGTAATGGCATTAAATAGCATAATTAAAAAACGTAATCAGGGAAGGGATATAAAATATCTTAACAAGGATTTTGAAAGCTTTCGTAAAAACTTAATTGAATATACGAAAACATATTTTCCTCAAACTTATTCTGATTTTAACGAGTCATCACCTGGAATGATGTTCATGGAAATGGCATCGTATATTGGTGATACATTGTCATACTACATTGATGATTCATTGAAAGAATCAATGATGTTATATGCTGAGGATAAAGAGAATGTGGTAAACTTAGCTAGATATCTTGGATATAAGTCAAAAGTTACAACACCTGCGTTAGTACAAATAGCAGTATATCAATTAGTACCATCGGTTGGTACTGGTGATGAAAATTCACCTGATTCAAGATATTACTTACGTATACGTGAGGGTATGTTAGTAGAATCACGTGATACAAGTACATTATTTAGAACAACGGAATTGTTGGATTTTAATGTAGTAGATGGACGAGAAATTAGTGTTCATGAGGTTAGTTCCGTAACAGGTGAACCAACTTTTTATCTAATAAAGAAATATGTAAATGCTATCTCAGGTACACCAAAAACAACAACAAAGACATTCACATCACCAGATCAATTTTCTGAAATTGTTATTAGTGATACCAATGTGATTGATGTGTACGATGTTCGTGATTCAAATGATAACAAGTGGTATGAAGTACCATATATGGCACAAGAAATGGTATTCGTTGACTACGCACTATCAACACAAACTGATTCAGGTTTAAGTACATACAGTACATCGGTATCAAATATATTACGATTAATTAAAACATCACGAAGATTTACTACTCAGGTAAACTCGGATAATACCACAACATTGGTATTTGGCGGTGGAAATTCAACAGCTGGTGATGAAACTCTAATACCAACCTTTAAAAATGTTGGTTTGGGGTTACAATCATCAATAGATAAATTAGGTGCATCATTTGATCCAGCCAATTTCTTAAAAACACAATCATACGGACAAGCACCAGCTAACACCACATTAACAGTATCGTATTTAGTAGGTGGTGGTGTTGATTCAAACGTAACAGAGGGACAATTAACACGTATACAATCAATTGAGTTTGAGGATGATACCAAAGTATTCTCAGCTGATCAAGACCGTTTATATCAAAGAATGAAAACTACTATAGCAGTTGAGAACGAAACGGCTGCTACGGGTGGAAGAGGTGCAGAAACCGTTGAGGAAATTCGACAAAACGCACTGGCAACTTTTGGTTCTCAAAATAGAGCCGTAACAAATCAAGATTATCAAGTGAGAGCATTATCATTACCACCAAAATATGGTGGTATTACTAAGGCACACGCAACCTCAACCAAAACCCCAGGCCATAATTCATATACGGTTGATTTATATATCTTGGGATATAATTCAGATAAAAAATTAGCTTCATTAAATACAGCTGTTAAGGAAAATTTACGAACTTATATCAATGAGTATAAAATGTTAACCGATTCTATTAATATTATTGATGGATTTATTGTAAATATCGGCGTGGATTTTGAGATAAGAGTATATGGTGGTTATAATAAACGAGAGGTATTAGTGAGGTGTATCGAATCGGTTACTGATTATTTTAATATTGATGATTGGACATTTAACATGCCAATTAACATAAGTGAACTAGAATTAATGATATCAGGTATAGAGGGTGTACAATCTGTACCGAAGTGTGATATTACTAATAAATCTCAAGGTACATACTCACGGCACTCATATAATATAAATGAGGCCACCAAAAATAAAATGCTTTACCCAAGTTTAGATCCATCAGTATTTGAGGTTAAATATCCAGGTACTGATATACAAGGTAAGGCTGTGTAAAAAGTAAAGGAAATACAATGTATTATTTCATGACAGCATCAAAAGATGCAACAATATATAAACAACAAGAAACCCAAAATTCTGGGTTAGATGAGGTATTAGAAATTTCAAAAACCTACGTGGGTTCGTTATTAGATATAGCACACACGTTGATTAAATTTGAAACGAGTACGGTTGCTTCATTGATATCAAATGGTGAGGTGACTGCATCTTCGGTAGAACTTATTCTCCGTGAATGTGAAAGTGATGCAGTTCAAACTGAATATTCGGTATACGCATATCCAGTATCACAATCATGGGAAATGGGACTCGGTACTAGATTTGATGATGTTACCGTAAATGGTGTAACGTGGAATCGAAGAAGAACCAATACAAACTGGTTATCAGGTAGTTATGCCACGGGAACAACGGGTTCAGCAACAGGTGTTGGTGGAACTTGGTATACGGGTTCAGAGGCAACACAATCATTTAATTACCAAACAACGGATATAATGATGGACGTTTCATCATCATTATCAGATTGGATAGAGGGTACAATTCCAAATGAGGGATTTATATTGAAATTAAGTGCAACTGCTGAAAATAATGTATTGGATTATGGACAACTTAAATTCTTTGGTAAAGAAACGAATACCATATATCAACCTACAATTCGTATAGGGTGGGACGATGCAGTATTTGCAACGGGTTCATTGACTGAATTAACGGCAGCTGATATTTCAATTAGATATAAACGATTAAAAACAAGATATAAAACAGGAAGTACACCACGAATTACAGTAATAGGACGTGAAAAATATCCATTAAAAACATATACATCACAATATTCATATACTGATGTAAAATATTTACCAAGCACTAGTTATTATCAGATTAAAGATGCAGTAACACAGGAAATACTTATACCATTTAGTGATTACACTAAGATTAGTTGTGATTCAACTGGTAACTATTTCAAGTTGAATTTAACTAATTGGCCTGTAAATAGGGATTACTACGTTGAGATAAAAATCAATAGAGATGGTGTAATAGAATATTTTACGGATGATGATTTAACATTTACATTAGAGGAATAATCAACAATGAATGAAACAGTTAGTATAAAACGAAGTATAACTATTGGTGATGTAAAAGGCCTTGTTGAAAATGCTCGTTATATTGAGGGTGAACTTAAAAAAACCATTGATGTGAGTATTACCGAGTTAATAAAACCACGGTCTAAAAAGAAAACTGCACTCATGTTAAAATCCGCTTATACTGAATTACAACGTAAATATGATGAGTTATTAAATAGAACTGATGAGTTAAATAAACAACATAATAAATCAAAACAGACAATAACTAAGTTACAATCATCTACTGAAACGGCTGTACAAACATCTGATGCTGATAGGAAAAGACGGGAAGAGTTGGAATTAGATGCTATAAATAATAACAATGAACGAATTGATTCTATTAACGAATTGAATGAATTAAAAGAACAATTATTACAATCTAAACTTGATGTTATAGATTCTAAGGTAGATGGAATACGTTCGACTAAATCACTTGATAAACGTAGTAATTTTCAATATGAATGGAAATCAAACGAAAGTGAAACAGAATTCAAATGGACGACATCTCGTAATTCAAAACTTGCAAGTAGTAATGAATTCGGATCACTATATATTCAGAATAATCACATTGATGGTATGAATATTACAGAAATTGAATTAACAATTACAGAAGACCCTAATGATGATGGTAAACATGAAAAATCACGTAATATATTGAACCACGGGCCGTTTGGGTTCACGGATGAACGAGTACCGATAAATATAAAATCAGTAAATATAGAAGCTGGTTCTAATATGACAATGCCAATATTTGGTGGTAGTGATATTAGTGGTAATTCAACTAGATCAATAGTTCCAAAAGGACATAGTGTATTTATTACGGATAAAACGTATAG